GTCGCCGCCAAACGACGCGGCAAACTGGCGACCAAGGATTCGCGGGGCTTGCCGATTACCTCATTGAATGGAAGGCCGAAACCCAGCAGGACCAGCTTCGATTCGATCTCGTCGAGCTGTTCGTCGATAAGCGTTTTGACTGGCGCGGTACTCACGGCGACTCCTTGCGCTGCCGGCTGATTTTCAGTAAGCGGGCGCTGTAGTGATGAAACTCTTCGGCAGTAATTTCGCCGGCGGTGAAGTAGCGAACGATCAAGCCCTCAGCCAAGTCGACATCGATTGGACGAGCGTCTGGATGTTCAAGAGCCTCTAGCGCCTGATCGATGGCGATGTGAGCGCTCACTGATCGTCGTCCTCTGCCGTGGCTATCAGTGCGTCATCAGCGATGGGCTGGAGAAGCGCTTCGGCAATTTCGCCAAGCTTGCCCAACGGGTGATCGCTGTTGCCAAGCAACTCGGCTACAGCAGTCTTGTCGGAGTTTCCGATTGTGGCCGTGATCAACAGCCAGCCGAGCGCAGGGGTATGCACTTCACTGTCAGCCAGGCGGTTGTTCACGTATTCATCTACTGCCACGGCGAATTCTTCAGCGGTCACGCCTTGCGGCTTTCGCATGCGACGCTGAAACGAAACGCTGCCACCACGCAGTAGCTCTTCGGCAGCGTTGTAGAGCCATTCAGTTCTTGCTGAATCCTGCGGAGTGTCTGTCACTGGAGGCGGTGCGCGACGTTCGTATTTCAACTGAGCAAGCTGTGAGGGGGTCATGATCGCCTCCAAAGTGGCGAGAAGGAGTAGGCGAGGGCCGCCCATCCGTTTTAAACATATGGACCGCTGGCCATTTGGCCGCGATCAACTTTTCAGATAAGTGACGCAGAAGGCCGCATTGCGCGGAGCAGAATCGTCCGCATCCTTCTGCCCACTCAGCGAATGGACAGAGGTGATGCTTCAGCCTTCGCAAGACCATTGGTGGTGGTTTGCGTGTTCCTCGCAGCAGAACGGCAGTGACTGCTGCCGAACGTATTTCTTTTTCCGTACTGGGTCGTAGGCCTGGTCGATGATGGTTTTGTAAACCACCGGATCGGCGACCTTTCCGCAGCGAGTGCATTTCGTTGGCGCTGTTGCTGGTTGACCCATTTGCTGTTGCTCCGGTTGTTTTCCCAATGCACCCGTCACCAGGTGCATCAGTGAAACTTTCCGTCGTGATCCGCTGCTGGCGTCGATCACTGGCCTATCCCAAATTGTTCTTCCAGCCGCGGGCCTTTCGGCTTGTTCTCCCGCTGGATAACTGTTCTTGGCGTTTTACGCTGCACGCCCGGGTCAGTTGCCAACCCTCTGAACCGTTAAGGCCGGTTCATCGCTGCCTTTGAATCTGGGCCGGTGGTGATCCGGCAAGGTGAAGCGGTGGAGCTAAAGAGCGGCGGGTTTCTGAACCCTTCGCAGCTGGCCCCTGATTGGGTGCCGAATGCGATGGAGTTAAATTAACCGGCGGTTTACACATAGTCAACACCGGCGGTTAATTATTTTTCCGATGCGATGACGTATGCTTCTGCTATTCCTGTATGTATATCCAGTATTTAGGGGGCGAGATGGCGAAGGCTAAAAAACAAGAAACACAGGCGGAGCTGCGGGAGATGAGCGGAATCGAAAGGCTCGGGTTGCGGGTCTCTTCGATGATTAATCACCCGGTTGCGCAGGTTCAGCGTTGGGTGACGATTCATCGCCTGGATACGGACGGCGATCGAGAGTGGGAGGAGGTGATGGGCTTACTATCCGAGACGGACGGCATCGACATGACATTCAACGACGATGAGTCGGTGACGCTGAAGTGGGAGGCGGGCGCCGAGGAAGATCGACCGGTAGAGATGATGGAACCAGTCGAGGAGCCAGCACCTTTTTGACGCGCACAAAAAAGCCCGCGTCGCGGCGGGCTTTTCATGAACTCTTCCTGCTACATCACGTCAATCTCAGCCTTCAATCTATTGATGGCTGCTTCATAAGTCGTCTTTTCCACACTCTCATCCCCGTAGTCGCGAGGCGTACTCAGCCAGTCCATATAGCCAAGCCAAGCCGCGTACGCTTCGGTAATGGCAGGTTTAAGCGGAGGGTATTTTTCTATTTCACTTTTGACGTAAGGTTTTATCTTGGGCTTTCCGCTGTCGACGCATTCTTCAGAAGATTTGTAAGCCTTTGCTATCGCCGCTTTATATTTAGCACTACGTTCGCCGAAATCTCGTCGCGCAAGGAATGCTTCAACACTGAGAGTACCGCCGGTAAGGCTACAAGCCGCCGCAGATCCCTCAAGCCGCTCCACAAATGTCGGTTCAGCCATTGCAACGCCAGAACTAAATGCGAATACCAATAAAGTCAAAAAACTGCGTCGCATATGGTTCCCTCCAAAATTGTCATATTGACGTGTCCTGCTCGTTAGATAGCGCGGGAAGGAACTCACCTACACCAGGTGAGCGTTCCACACCAGCAACACCCGAGCCTGAATGAAGGTTTCATCCGCTCTGATCGTTTCAGGCGGGTGTCTGGTGTTGTCGGAAATCATTTTTAAGCGATCTTCGCCCATCCACTGAAGACGCTTGATGTACAGGTGCCCCTCCCAGGAGAACATGTAGATTCCGTCGCCTGCGAATTCACGAACGCTTACGTCGACGAGGAGTGGGTCGCGGTGCTTAATCGTCGGCGCCATTGATTGGCCCCAACCTGTCACCATCTTCAGATGAAAGTGTTCCTTGAATTCAACGCCCATTTCTCGCAAATGCTGCGGGCTGACACGCACGTCCTGAAACATCTCGGGATAGTCGTGTGGGATCTGCCCGCCACCCATTGCTGCACGGACGTCGTAATGCGCGATCCAAACCTCATCACCGGCCACGCCCGGTCGATAATAATCAACCTCGATGACGCCACCGCCATCATCGGCTTCAGCAGCTGCAAGTAACCGCTTACGAGCATCATCAGACAATCCTTTCCCTTGCTTGGAAAGCATTTGGCGAACCATGTCTGCAGCAGACGTGCTCTCTGATGAGGCGTTGTTGTGATCGGCTGCGCTTGTAAGCCCGCTGATTTCAGCCGCCAGCCTCTTGCTGAATTTCTCAATAGGCACGTCAAGTAAGCGCGACAGCACGGCCGCAAACTTCACATTCAGCGGATTGGTGCCGTTCAGGTACATCGCGACAGCTGCAGCAGAGATATCTGCCGCTTCTGCAAGACTTGCTTGAGTGAGGCCGAGGGCGTTCTTTTTCGATACGAAAAGCGCCTTCGCGGCGTCGCACTCGGCTTTCAGCTCTGGGGAAAGTTCTTTCTTTTTGCTCATCCGTGAAATTTAACCGTTGGTTAATTTATTTGCGGCAACCGGCGGTGTTGCTAGAAACCTAACCGGCGGTTAATATTGGTCTCGAGAACACCATTCGAGATTTCCAGAATGAAGCAGATCCCACTTACAGAATTGGTTGCTACGAAAGGGCAGGTTTTTGCGGCCAAGGCTCTTCGGGTCAGCCCTGCTGCGATCAGCAAGGCCATCGCGGCCGAGCGAAATATTTCCGTCACCTGCAATCAGGACGGGACTTATGAAGCGCACGAGCTCAAGTCCTTCCCGGCGCAAACGACCCCAAAGAAATCAGCCGCCTAACCCAGTCCCGTTACTCCTTGATTGCGGAAGCGAACCCATGGCCTACGGCAACAAGACGCATCGCAACACCCACCAGCTGAAGTCGCGCCTCAATGACGACGCTTACGCCGCTCTCGAGGTGGAAGCACTGAAGCGCGAGATTCAACCGGGCGCATTGGTTCGCGAACTTACATTGGCCGCTCTGCGGTTCAAGGAGGATTACGGGTACTTCCCGCTGGTCGATGAAGGCGAGTCGGACGAACTGGACGGCTTTCCAGCACTGGGCGAACTGGCCCGCGAGCTGAAAATTCAACCTGGTGCACTAGTTCGCGACCTCATACGTGCGGCTTTGAAAGCCAGGCGAGAGCAGGACACGATTTCCCAGGTTGACGACAAGAAACTTAGCGCCTGACCAGGCCATGGAGGAGGCACAAATGTCTGCAATACCCGAAGTAGGGCAGTACACGCAGGACGAGAAGGATGAGCTTGAGCGCTGGGCAGACGAGGTCGGTATCGGCATGGATCAACTCGCTGACCGGATTTTGCAAATGACAGAGCTGGCGGTCGAGCGGCGCAGCGCTGCTCGCCTCGCAACGGATAAAACAACCTTGCGAAGACGCCTCGCTGATCACTGCGCACAAGAAGCGCAGACAGGAAACGTGGTTTCAATTTTCCCCGTGAGGTAACGGTCCGGCCCCTTATTAGGGGCCAGCGCAGCAACGATTTGGCCAAGCGGGGTTGGCACCTAATTAGGGGCCAAGAAGAGAAGGTCATGGATTCGTCCCTGATCAGTAGTAGCGATTAGGCATGTATCCAGAATACGAACGAGAGAGCCCTATGCAAACGTCCAGTTCAAGACACAGCGCACAAACCCGTGACCAGGTTCTGGTCGCGCACGCGGCAAACCAGATCGCTCGCACCAGCCTGAGCCAGGACGACTTCGCTCAGGCACTAAGCCGCGAGCTGCATCTGTCGGCCCCGGACAAAGCGACAGCCAAAGAGGTGCCGGACTTCGCCGCACTCACCGCGCGGAACGACGTGGGCGAGTTCGTTAAGGCGACTGGCCGCTGGTTGAAGCGTGTGCAGCGCTGGCTTTCCGGTGACCAAGACATGCCGTCGTGGCTGGAAGAGTCGTGGGTGAATGCGCTGGAGCCTGAGTTCCGCGATCACTGCATCAACGAACTGGCCGGCCGCCATGGACTGATTGGCGCCCGCCAGATGGGCAGCGATCAATGCGCGAACAAAAGCTTCGGCGCACTGATCCGCGCCCTGGGTGACGTGATCGACACCGGCAGCGAAGTATTCGACGACCAGGTGATGTGCGAGGAGGACTTGCCTCACCTGCCGGCGTTTGCCAAGCAGTGTCGCCAAGTTGAAGCGCGGGCAGGGGAGTTGGGCCGCAAGGCTGAAGCCCTGCTGGCGAAGCATCGCCCGAACTTGAAATCCATCGCCTGAATTTCAGGCACAAAAAAGCCGGGATTGCGCCCCGGCTAATTCATTACCACTTGATGAGGTCGATTATGCAGAGCCAATCCAACTCAAGCAATACCCCGAACCATGTCGCGACACGTTTTGTTTATTCCGAAAACGTGTCGCGCCTCAAATCTCGTTCTCAGGGAGTCAAGCAATGACCCCCGACAACATCATCCAGCTGAACAGCAGCAGGGGATTCACCCGTATGGACAACAGCCTGATGGAGGCTTTGGCTACGGTTGACCTGCCAGCGCGCGAACTGCGCGTTCTCATGGCCATTGCACGGCAGACCATCGGCTATCAACTCGAAACCAAACGCCTGACTGCCGACGATATCGGCAAGCAGACCAATATGCGCCGAGACGTCACGTCGAAAGCGATCAGTCATCTCCTTGAGCGTCGAATCATTTTTCGGGTAGGGGGAAGTCGCGGCGACATAGGAATCTCGCCTACTCGCGAATGGTCCTTCTACGAGGAAAAAGCTATAAATCTCACTGAGACCAAAACGTCTCACTCAGCCCAAATCGTCTCACTGAGACCTGATGCGAGGGAGACCAAAACCGCAACTTGCCTTCTTTATACAAAGAAAGAACCC